TTTTTCGTAACAAAACCATAGGAATCAACGGGTTATGGAGGGTCGTGGCAAGCTGGGTATCGCGGCGGTCAGTACCATTCCGGTCCAGTCTTTTCAAAGGCTTACGGCCCCGGAGGGTTTGAGCGACCGCCAGAGGGAGTTATGGCAGGAGATTGTAGCTACGAAGCCGTCCGAGTGGTTCCAGACGGACATGGCTCCTCTGTTGCTGGCTTTGGTGCGGTGCATTACGGAGTACGAAAGGCAATCGGTGGCCCTGGAGGGTCTGACGCCTGGGGACAGGGAATATACGGCGCTGTGCAAAATCGTGAAGGACCAAGCGGCGTTGATGAAGTCGTTAATGACGGCATTACGGTTGACGCCGCAGAGTCGGTACACGCCGCAGGCGGCGGCTACGGCGAACAAGAGGACGGCCCCGTCGAAGCCGTGGGAGATGCGAGCGCCGAGGACGTAATTTTCTGGATTGAGAATACCTGCTACATACCGGAGGGGTCGCATGTAGGGCGTCAGGTTGAGTTGAGGGAATGGCAGAAGGATGTCATTCGGGGGATATACGGGAGTCCGACCCGGCGGGCGATAGTTAGTTTTGGGCGTAAGAACGGCAAGACCGGGTTAGCCGCGTTTCTCTTGCTGTGCCATCTCTGCGGGCCGAAGGCGCGTCGGAACGCGCAGTTGTATTCGGCGGCGCAGTCTCGGGACCAGGCGGGGATTCTTTTCAATCTCGCGGCCAAGATCGTGAGGATGAGTCCGATCCTGCGTCATGCGGTGATCGTCAAGGATTCCGGCAAGCAGTTGGTTTGCCCTGAGATAGGGACGGTCTACAAGGCGCTGTCAGCGGATGCCTCGACGGCCTACGGACTGTCCCCTGTGTTCTGTGTCCACGATGAGTTGGGCCAGGTCAGGGGGCCGCGTAGCGAGCTATACGAGGCGCTGGAGACTGCGGCAGGCGCGCAGGACGAGCCGTTGAGCATTGTCATTTCGACACAGGCTCCGACGGACTCTGACTTGTTAAGCATCCTCATTGAGGACGCAAAGACCGGCGCTGACCCGCGGGTCAAGCTATCGCTCTATACGGCCCCGGAGGACATGGACCCGTTCTCTGAGGAGGCGATCCGGCTTGCTAATCCTGCCTTTAATGACTTCCTGAATGCGAAGGAGGTCATGGACCAGGCGGCGAGTGCGAAGCGGATGCCGTCTCGTGAGGCGGCGTACCGGAACTTGATTCTCAACCAGCGCATTGATGCGACCAACCCGCTTATCTCGCGGACGGTCTGGTCTGCCTGTGGGGATGAGCCGCAGCCGTGGGTTGGTCCGGTGTATGCCGGGCTTGACCTGTCGGCGCGGAACGACCTGACGGCTCTGGTGCTGATTGGGCGGGATGATGACGGCATCTGGAGTGTGCGTCCTGAATTCTGGACGCCGGAGAACGGGCTTCGTGACCGTGCCGCCCGTGACCGAGCGCCGTATGACGTATGGGCTTCGCAGGGTTATCTGCATGTGACGCCAGGTGCCACGGTGGACTACGAGTGGGTGGCTCGCAGGCTGGTGGAGCTTTGCGAGGAGCATGAGATAGCGAAAATCTCGTTCGACAGGTGGCGCATTGATTTGCTGAAGAACGAGCTTGGCAAGGTGGGCGCTGAGTTGCCGCTGGAGCCGTTCGGACAGGGCTACAAGAGCATGGCCCCGGCGATAGACAACCTTGAGGCGGCGTTACTGAACTGCCAGATCAGGCACGGGAATCATCCGGTGCTGACATGGTGCGCGGCGAATGCCGTGGCGACACGCGACCCNGCTGGAAATAGAAAACTGGATAAGGCAAAGGCGACGGGACGAATCGACGGTGTAGTGGCCCTGACGATGGCGTTCGGGGTGGCTGATCTACAGGTCGAGGAGTACGCAGCCGGAGGATTGGTACTGCTGTGAAAATTCTCGGGTTTGAACTGAACAGAAAGCAGCAGACGTTTGAGGAAGTCCTGCGCCGCCTGACCACCGCCTACGAGAAGGATTCGGCGGGCGTGTTGGTCACGCCTGATACGGCGATGGAGTCTCCCACCGTCCACGCTATCGTTAGCACCATTTCCAACCGCATTGCGGCCTTGCCGGTGCATGTGTTGCAGAAGGTGGAGAGTGATGGGCGGGTGCGTAAGGAGGAGGTACCGAATCACCCGGTAAACCGCCTGCTGCAATACCCGAATCGGTGGCAAACGGATTTCGACTTTTGGCAGGATGCGGCGTCTTGTTTGATTCGCTGGGGCAACTTTTACGCGGTCAAGCTGCGCGGTGTGACCGGGCCTATCAGGGCGCTTGAACCGATTCATCCGTCGCGGGTTGACGTACAGCAGGACGTTGCGACTGGCAATGTGACGTACCGCGTGACGGAGGAGGGTGGGGCGCAGCAGGTCTATCGTGTAGACCAGATGCTGCATGTTCGCGGGCCGTCCCGGAACTTCCTGGTTGGCGACTCGCCGGTTCGTGACTGCCGCCGTTCTATCGGGCTGGAAATTGCCGCCGAGAAGTTCGGCGCTTCGTTCTATGCGAACGGCGCTGTCCCGCTGATGATTTTCAAGTTCATGCAGGGTGTCGGCGGGTTCAAGAGCAAGGAAGAGCAGAAGGAATTTATCGAGTCGTTTGAGCGCGCCTTCGGGAGCGAGAAGCGCCATAGCGCCATGCTGTTGCCCAAGGGCATTGAGGCTGATGCGCCGGTCAGGATTGAGAACGACAAGGCGCAGTTCATTGAGTCGCGCAAGTATCAGCGGCAGGTGATTGCCGCGGCTTTTGGCGTTCCGCCCCATGTTGTCGGTGCGATGGAAAACGCCACTTACAACAATGTCGAGCAGATGTCGCTCGACCTGATTATCAACCTCATCCTGCCGCATGTCCGTCGCTTTGAGGCGGCGCTTGAAGATGCGCTACTGACTACGGACGACATCAACAGCGGTCACATTATCCGGTTCAACCTGGATGCCGCTCTGCGTGGTGATTTCAAGTCCCGCCAGGAGGGGCTGAAGATCATGCGCGAGTGGGGCGTCATCAATGCGAACGACTGGCGCGGGATGGAAAACATGAATCCCATCTCCGACGACGATGGTGGCGAGGATTTCATCAGGCCGATGAATATGGCCGTGCCTGGAGAGGAAACTGTAAATGGAACAGAAACGGATACCGCTTCAGATCAAGCGGCTGAACGACAGAGAGTTTGAGGGGTATGGCTCTGTCTTTGGCAACGTAGATTTAGGCAATGACATCATCGCCAAGGGCGCGTTCCGCAAGACGCTAAAGCGTTACCGTGACGAGGGCGCTCTCCCCCTGATGTTCTGGGCGCACGACCACGCCCAAGTCCCCGGCATGTGGACTGACATGCAGGAGGATGAACGCGGCCTGTACGTAAAGGGCGTTCTCGCTGAAACCCAGTTGGGCAACGAGGTGCGCACGCTTCTGAATATGAAGGCGGTGCGCGGCCTGTCCATTGGGTTCTCCATCGCTCCGGGCGGTGTTGAGTATGACGACGAGGGTGTCAGGGTTATCAAGGGTGTGGACCTGTACGAAGTGAGCATTGTTTCGCTCCCGTGCAACCCAAGGGCGAATGTGGTCCACGCCAAGTCGAGACTTTCCGCGGCAGGTGAGTACGTCCCTACTGATAGGGAGATGGCTATTCTGAAGCGGGATATGGAAGGCTGGCTTCGCAGTAAAGGACTGACGAAGGCGGCGGCTGTTGCGTATGCGAGTGCAGCTTTTTCTGGTGACGTAGTGATTACGGAGCTAGAGCCAGACAACGGGGCGACCCCGGAAGTCGAACGGCGCGATGCCGGAGATGATGCGTCTCTCGCTATCAAGAAACTGGACGGTGTTTTCGATGCGATGTTGGCCGATGTGCTGAATCGCAAGATTGCCGTCTGACCGTTTAACCGACAATACAAGGGGAAATACCATGTCGGGCATTAGTGAACTTGTTGAGGTGACCGAGAAGGTTGCCAAGACCTTCGAGGAGTTTAAGAAGGTCAACGACCAGCGGGTCGAGGAAGTGGAGAAGAAGAACGAGGCGCGTGCCGCCGAGTTGTCCGAAACTCTCCAGAAGATCAGCGCCGATCTTGACGGCAGCGTCAAGGATCGCAAGATCGCTGAGAAGAAGTACGCCACGCTCACCGAGCGTCTGGAAATCCTTGAGAGCCTGAACGAGCGTCCGCGTGGCGCGATTCAGGAGAAGGCGCAGGCCGAGGTCAAGGATGCGTTCTTCAAGCTGTTCCGCAGCGGCTTCCAGGACATGGATGCTCGCCAGTCGTACAAGCAGGCCATCGAAAAGGCCCGCGAAGTCAAGGCTGCGACCATCGGTACTGCCGCTGACGGCGGTTATGCGGTCCCGGAGGAGATTTCGCGCTCCATCGACTCGCTCGTCCTGAAGCTGTCCGATGTTGCGTCGGCGGTTAAGGTCGTGACGGCTGGCACTTCGGACTACAAGGAACTGGTGTCTATTCACGGCACGACTTCCGCGTGGTCGGCTGAGACTGGCACCCGTAGCGAGACTGCGACGGCGCAGCTTCGTGAGCGCGCTCCGACCTGGGGCGAACTCTATGCGTATCCGAAGGCTTCAAACTGGCTGCTTGAAGACTCGTTCTTCGATGTGGCTAGCTGGCTTGTCCAGGATGCGTCCGAGGGCATGTCGCAGGCGATTTCTGCTGCCATCTACAATGGCAATGGAAACTCCAAGCCGACCGGCATCTTCAACACCGCTCCGACTGCGGTTGCTGACTATGCCTCTCCGATGCGTGCGGCCACGACCATTGAGTACGTGCCGTGCGATGCGACCTCGCCGCAGACCGTTAGCTCTGACGACATCATCGACCTGGTTTACAAGCTCGCGCCGCGTTATCGGTCGGGCAGCCAGTTTATGATGAATACGGTGACTCAGGGTTACGTCCGTAAGCTGAAGGACAGCAACGGTCAGTACCTGTGGCAGCCGTCGCTTCAGGCGGGTCAGCCTGACATGCTGCTGGGTTATCCGGTTGGCACTTGGGAGGATCTGGCTGATCCGACCACGGCTGACGGGTTCTCGGTGGTGTTCGGCAATTTCGCTAGGGCGTATGTCCTGGTGCAGCGTTCGGGCATGGCGATTGACCGCGAGTCTTTCACCACGCCGGGCTACACGAAGTTCTACCTCCGTAAGAGGTATGGCGGGTGTGTGCTGAACAACGACGCTGTGAAGGCGCTCAAGTTGGCTGACGCCTAATGGGCTTAGGGGAGAGGGCTTCGGCCCTCTCCTCTTTTTGGGGTTTCCATGCTTAGAGACTACGAGGATAAGGCGATTGGCCTCTCCGCAAAAGATTATCAAAGACTGGTCAGGCCCGGTCATCGTCGCAGCAAGCGGCCCAGGCTTGACAAAGGAAGTGGCGTGGACGGCGCGGAAAGCGCGGTGGTTCGGGCCGTACCGAATAATCGCCGTAAACGACGCTTACAAGTTATTTCCGAATAGCGACATCCTGTATGCCTGTGATGCGGCGTGGTGGGATGTCCACGAGGGGGCCAAGAATTTCAACGGGGAACGGTGGAGTTCCTTCAGCGGTGACAAGACCGCTAACGACGACAAGCGTGCGTGTGCCGACAAGTGGGGACTGAATCTAGTCCGCGGGGCGCATGGCGTGGGGTTTTCCGCTGACCCAGACCTGATTCACTACGGTCAGAACAGCGGTTTTCAGGCAGTCAACCTCGCCATCCTGAAGGGTGCGACGAAGATTGTCCTGATTGGATTCGATATGCGCGAGGTGAATGGGCGGCGGCACTTCTTTGGGCCGCATCCTTCGCCGTTGCGTAACTCTGGCGACTACAAGACCTTTATTCGTGCGTTTGAACGCGCCGAGTCGCCTGTGCCGATTATCAATGCTACGCCGGGGAGCGCGCTCAAGTGTTTCCCGTGCATGACGCTAGAGGAAGCACTTGCGGACGATCACTTGTATCGGCACGGGGCCGTCGCTGACGCCCCAGCAGGTTAGTGCCGCACGAAAGTTAGGCGACCTGTATGCCTGCAACGATGCGTACAAGTTAGCGCCGGATGCGGCCTTGCTGCACGCCTGCAACTATCAATGGTGGGATTGCCGCTGGGATGAGGTTTTCGACCTCAGTTGCCGCAAGACGACCATTTTCGAGGATACGGCCAAGCGGTACGGGATTGAGTTCGTGCCGGGGCGATGGTTCGACGGGTTGAGTGAGGCTCCGATGGTGTCCTACGGGCATTCTGCGGGCTTCCAGTTGCTTAACCTTGCTTACCACGCCAAGCCGGACAGGATTCTCCTGCTGGGCTATGACATGCGCTTTGCGCCTGACTATGACGGCAAGGCGAAGCGGATCGGCAGCGGGCCGCGGCACTTCTTTGGCGAGTATCCGCCGGAATTGCAGCATTGGCCGTCTGTGAAGGTACAGAGCGGGGTTCACGTTGAGCTTGTGGACCTGTACCGGGCGGTAGCGAAGCAGGGATTGGTTGAAATCGTCAACTGTTCGCCTGGCTCTGCGATTGACTGTTTTCCGATGAAGGACATTGATGCTTTCTGATAGCGAGATGCGGTCACGAATGGAGGGCGGCTGGAAGGCTGGCCTGCCGTATACGAAATGTGGCAATGGCACGCTTCCAAAGCATTCAAAGAATGTCTATCCGGCGCTGAAGTCGTGGATAGAGAAGTACGGTATCAAGTCTGTGAACGATGCCGGGGCGGGCGATAAGCGGCTAGTCCCGCCTGTGGATGAGTACCGTGCGTTCGACCTGTTTCCCCGCCTGCCGCATGTACGGGAGTGGGACATTACAGCGGTGGCGATGCCTCCTTGTGACCTGATTGTCTGTCGCATGGTGTTGAACCATGTGCAGGAACGGGTCGAGCAGACGATTCCGCTGTTGCGGCAGTCCGGCAAGTACCTGGCGGCGACTCAGTTTGACGGCGACAAGTTGCCGCAGCGGTCAAAGCAATTCAAGCGGCTGGATTTGCGTAAGTGGCTGGGAGAGCCGTTGGAGTCCGTGCATGACGGGCATGAGCCGGAATGCCGGTTTGCATTGTGGTCGCTATGCTGACAGTCGTTTGCGTCAAGTGGGGCGACAAGTACGGGCCGCGATATGTCTCTAATCTTGAGAGCATGTGTCGGCGGCATCTGCCGAGTCATGCTTTTGTTTGTTTTACTGAGAATCCTGTTAGCGGGGTGTTTTGCAGGCCGCTGCCGTCCACGCTGCCGTCCTGGTGGTCGAAGGTAGGGTTGTTTATGCCCGGCTTGCTGGCCGGTGACGTTCTCTACCTCGACCTTGATGTGGTCATCACCCGCGACCTGTTCGGGCTTGTCCAGTTGCTAGAGCAGGACAGGACGAAGTTGTGGGCGCTGGATGACTTCAGTTATTCGCTGGTCAACCCAAAGCCGCGCATGAGTGCGGAGACTCGCCGGTTGCTTGGCGGGGACGGGACGATTAACTCGTCCGTGATGATGTGGCACGGCAATTCCTGCGCCAAGGTGTGGGACGAGTTCACCGTCGAGAAGATGGACGAGGTTCATGGCGACCAAAACTGGATTACGCAGGCTCTGTGGCCGCATATCAACTTGATTCCGAGCGAGTGGGCCAGCAGCTACAAGTACGGGGGATCGGGAGCTATCCGTATCTTCCACGGAAACCCGAAGCCCCCAGACGTTGCAGAGCAATCGGGTGACCGACAACTGGCGGTGATTCATTGCGAGTCCCGCGTAGCGTGGCAGGGGCCATTCGCGCAGAAGATGGCGGCGGGACTCAGGGCGGTGGGAATCCCTTCCGTCATCACGGCAGACCGCTTCAGACATGACGAAGGCTTCCCGATTCTGTTGGGGACAACCTTCTGGAATGCGATAGAAAAAGACCCCCGCGAGTACCTATTGGTAGACCGATGCCAGTTTGGCGACACGAACAAGTGGGTATCGCTGGGCTGGAACGGGCGGGGCCGCGAGGCTGACTACAAGGTGCCGGATAGCTATGACGCTTCCCGCTGGGAGGCGCATGAGATGTATCTGTGGCCGTGGCAGGCGGGGAGCAATACCGTCTTGTGCGGGCAGATTCCGCACCCGTTGGGCTGGTACAGGGAGGTCGCGCCGCATTGCGACCTTTTCAGGACGCATCCAGCGGACAAGTTGAACCCGACGAACCTGCCCGGCATCGCTGGGTGGCATGACGTGGGCAAGGCCGTGGTGCTGTCGTCCTCGGTGGCGGTCAACGCGGTGATGTCCGGGGTCCCCACGGTGACGATGCACCCGCGCTCGATGGCGTGGGATGTGTCATCGCACCAGATAGATGAAACGTGGATCGGTGACCGCGAGCCGTGGCTGCATTGGCTGTCGTGGTGCCAGTGGTCGCATGAAGAGATAGAGCAAGGGATACCGCACTTATGGGACTAGCACTAGTTACCGGGCCGACGGTGGAGCCTCTGACGCTTGAGGAAGCGAAGGCGCATCTGCGAGTGGACTCGGCAGACGAGGATGCGCTGATTGCGGGCTACATCCTGGCGGCGCGGAAGTACGTTGAGACACAGACTGGCCCGCTGGTCACGCAGACTTGGGACTACACCGTGGACCGTGCGTGGCCGATGGTCGGAAACTACTACGGGATTCGCCTGCCTTACGCGCCCTGCCAGTCGGTGACTTCGGTGTCCTATGTGGACGCTGATGGAGCCACGCAGACGCTCGACAGCGGCCAGTATCAAGCGAGCCTTGACTCGCCCATCCCCTGCATTTGGCAGGCGTATGGGGCTTCCTGGCCGTCCGTGAGGGACCAGCCTGCGGCCATTACGGTGCGTGCGGTGTATGGCTATGGCTCTGCCATTGGCTCAGTCCCTGACCCGATTAGGCAGGCGATTCTGCTCATGGTTGGGCGCTACTACGAGCATCGGGAGGAGGTTGTTCTGAACATGCTCCCGTATCAGGTCCAGTTGGGCGTTGAAGCCCTGATCGGCCCCTACGCCATTGGGCAGAGGTCGTGGTGAGAGCCGGGACGCTAAACCGCCGGGTGACGATTCAGGCGCGTACTGATACCCAGAATGCGCTGGGCGAGGTGACTTGGGCGTGGACTGACGTAGCCACGGTCTGGGCGGCGATTGAACCCATGAACATCAAGTGGCGGGAGTATTTCGAGGCCCGCCAGATGCAGTCGTCTGCTGACATCCGTGTCCGCATCCGTTATCGCCGCGGGATCACGACGAAGCACCGCGTCAAGTACGTTGAGGATGGCTCCCCTGAGTACACGCACTACTACGAGATAGAGGCGGCTCTGCCGCCTAAGCAGGGCAGGAGCGAACTGCACCTGATGTGCAAGGAAAGGGACGAGGATGGCTGGAGAAATTGAATTAAGGGCTGAGTGGCGTGGATTGAACGCAGACGCAGGCTGCGCTGAAAGCCATACGGTTATGCCATCAAGCCATCGGATCTTAGGAATGCCGTCAAGGATGCCGTAAAGCCTGTTGTGCAGATGGCTTCAGCCAACATCCCAAGGGGCGACAGGACGAAGCCCCACAATGTTTCCAGTAAGGGATCAACGTGGGAAGTGTACCCGCCATACGCGGCTACAACGCTGAAATCTAAGGCGAAGATTCATAAGGACAAGGGTGGCGCTTCCGCTAGGGTCGGCGTTGTTCACCCAGCGTATTACGCCGCGCAGTTCGTGGAGTTTGGAACGAAGCACCAGGAAGCACAGCCGTGGCTTCAGCCCGCCTTTATTGGCACGGCAACAGAGCAAAAGGCGCGGCTGACAAAGTGGTTCCAGCGGCTTCTAAAGCGGGTTAGGAAAAGGCAGGCCAAATGATTCAGGAAGGCATCTACGCGACCCTTGCTGCGGACTCAGGGGTGTCTGCCATCGTTGCGGCCCGCATTTACCCGTTGATGATTCCGCAGACAAGTTACACGGAGACAACCAAGTTCCCGTGCATTGTCTATTCGATAGACAGCAAGAGCCGACAGGTCAGGTTTGATGGGACAGACACGCTTGTCTCCGCGAGCCTTTCTGTTGAGTGCTATGCGACTACCTACTCACAGGCGCAGAGCCTTGCTGCTGCGGTGAGGTCTGTGCTGGTTGACTTCTCTGGCGTGATGACTGGTGGCGGCTCGCCGCAGTCGCAGACGCCAGTACAGTCGATTTTTGTTGAGTCAGAGGACGACACATTGGCTGCGGAGCCGGGTGTCTACATTGTGATGCAAGACTACACGGTCTGGTACGACGAGGCGTAAGCCTCTCCAAACGGTTTCTTTCTCGCCTCCTTCGGGAGGCTTTTTTATGCGCGAGGGTTAATCAATGGCTACTTCTGCATTTATCGGTGCCGGGAATGTTGCATTTTCGGTTGCCACGGTTGCCTCCCCGGCTTCGTTCGATGCGATGCCCGAGGTTATCTCGATTTCTGGCCTGGGTGCCACGAACGAGCTTGTGGATGCCACTCACTTCGACTCGACCGCCCGCGAGTACATCGCTGGCCTGGCTGATGGCTCTGAGGTGACGGTGGAGTGCAATTACATCCAGAACAACGCTATTCAGGAGCGTGTGATTGCGGACGTTGCATCCCGTAACACGGTCAACTGCCAATGCGTGTACGACTTCGGTTCGCCGGAAACGACTTTCTCGTTCGCGGCGGTGGCGCTTGGCTGGCAGATCAGCCCGTCTGTGGATGACCGTCAGACGATCAGCTTCACCTTCAAGATCAGCGGCTCGATCACGGTGGCCTAATGCAAGCATCTGACTTTTTTGCCCTCGCCAGTCTGCGCCGTTCTACCGTTGTGGTGAACGGCCAGACTATCCATGTTCGAGAAATGTCCGTGGCCGAAAGGGCCAAGTTCCTGTCTATGGCAGACAAGGATGCGGCCCTCTCCCCGGCGTTTCTTGTTCAATCCTGCGTCATTAACGAGGACGGCTCGCCTGTGTTCTCTGAGAAGGACGAGGAGAGCATCCGCGGCTTGTCACCGTCTGTGGTGGACAGCGTAGCAACGGCGGTTATGAAACTGTCGAGGCTGGAGGACGAAGCCCCAAACGTCTGACGCCGGAACGGGCGTTCCTGTTCCGGCTCGCCCTTGCGCTGGGGAAGTCCATCCGAGAGGTGGAGGCGCTTGGTGCCTCTGAGATTGAGGAGTGGATGCTGTTTTGGCGGCAGGAGCCGTGGGGGTCGTACCGCGACAATATCCACTCAGGGATGATCGCGGCCACGTTGGCGAATGTTTATCGCAAGAAGAACTCCCCTGCGCTGACGTTTGAAGATTTCATGCTGATAACGCCGGAAGAACACAAGCGCAGGCAGACAGAAAAGACGTTTAAGTGGATGAAGTCTGTCGCTAAACGGAAGGGATGATATGGCAAGCCAAGCAATTTCAACTATGCATGTCGAGCTTAATGCTCGCATTGCTAATTTAGAAAAAGGCTTGTCGAAGGCGAACCAGCAGATTGCTCAGTTCGCGTCAAAGACAGACAAGAATCTGAAGAAAGTCAGGGAGTCCTCTGAGAGGTCGTCCAAGTCGATTCTTCAGATGCGCCGCAACCTGGACACCGCGTTCAGGGGCATTGCCGGTTCGTTCGTTGCGCGGGAAATGGTGATGTTCTCACGGAGCATTGCCAGAGCCGCGTTTGACGTTCAGATGCTCAACCAGCGCATCAAGGTTTTTACCGGCAACACAAGCGGATTCGCGGAGGCATACAAGCAGGCGCAAGCCCTTGGCGTATCCGTTGACAAGGTTGCGATGGGCATGGGCCGTATCGTCGCCGTTGGCGCGGAGATGGGCGTCACGACGGCAGAAGCGAAGCGGATGACGGCCACGTTCCAGCAGCTTGCCCTGCTGTCTGGATCGTCAGTTAAGGAATCTCAGGCTGCGTTCATTCAGTTTACGCAGGCGTTGTCTGCCAACCGACTGTCTGGTGAGGAACTGCGCTCAGTACGCGAGCAAGCGCCGTTGGTGGCGCAGGCCATTGCGAAGTACATGGGCATTTCTGTCGGTGAGATTAAGAAGGTTGCTGAGGAAGGCAAGATCACCGCAGAGGTGATGCGCGGCGCAATGGCGGCGGCTGCGGAGGATGCCGCGGCGAAGTTCAAGATGCTGCCGGTGACTCTTGAGAGGCAGCAGGCGGCTCTTGAGAACTCATGGGGGCGGGTGCTTGCTGGCCTTGATACGGTCACGAAGCAGTCGGCTTTCTGGCAAACATTTAACACCGGGTTGATGGGCCTTTTTGACTCGTTTGCCCAACTGACAGTTTCGCCAGAGTTCCTGACCGACGATGAACTCGACAAGCAGATTGACAACCTGACGAGGAAGATTCAGGAGCTTCAGGGCGTCACTATCGCTGCTACGCCAGCTATCCCTGAGATGGGAATTCCGGCTATGCCGGAGCGTACTGCCGATCTGTCTGAGGAGCGTGAAAGGCGGTTTGCCCTCATTCAGGAGAGGCAGAGTCGTGGCATGGCTCGCGCTCTGGAGGAGGAGGGTTCTGCCGCCAAGGCGGCTGCGACTGACTGGAACGCATTGATTGATGCGCTCAAGGAATACAAGGTTGAGTCGAAAAAGATAGAGCCGGGCGCAATGGCTTCGTTCTACGACAAGATGAACGAGGCTACGCGGACAAGCCTTGAGGAAGCCGTCGCTGACTATGAGCATTTCATGGCTCAGATTGACGAGCTGATGTCCGCTGGAGTCATCAACAAAGACACGGCGAACCTTCGCATTGGCGAATTCCTCGACGAGACTCTTGAGGAAGTGAAGATCACTTCTGAAAAGATTTACCCGAAGGCTGAAAGAGAAAAGCTCAATGAGTTCGGCGTGCAGGCGGCGCGCAACATGCAGTCCGCTTTTGCCGACTTCCTGTTTGATCCTTTTGAGGACGGCCTAAAGGGGATGCTTGGCAGCTTTGTAGACACCATCCGGCGCATGGTTGCCGAGATCGCCTCGCAGCAGATCCTGACCGCGATGTTTAGCGGCCTGGCTGGCTCCAGCAATTCCGTCCTGAAGGGCATCGGGACCTTCTTTGGCGGTGGCAAGGCTACTGGCGGGCCGGTCCTTTCCTCGAAAGCCTACATCGTGGGCGAGAAGGGGCCAGAGCTACTTGTCGGCGCTTCTGGCCGAATTATCCCCGGCACGGACATGGTGGGCGGCGGTGGCGGCACGGTGATCGCTCCCGTCTACAACATTGACGCTCGCGGGGCTACGCAAGACCTTGCCAAGCAACTGCCATCCATCTTAGCCGCCCATGCGCGGCAGACCGTCGAGATGGCGCGGCGTGCCATCAATGACGATGTGAGCCGCAACGCATTTGGGAGGGCGTAATGGAACTGTTCTGGCCTAGCGCCCTGCGCCCCGCTGGCTCGTCTGTGATGCTCACGGATGGGGCCGGAAGGTTTGTGTCCCCATTTACTGGCTCCACCAGGACGGTTTCCCGTCCCGGTTCCTCGCGCATGAAGATGTCGCTGAAGTTCCATGCGCTAAAGGATGAGAAGCGTGGGGCGTTGCAGTCGTTCCTTGCCGGGATGGAGGGGGCTGCTAATCGCGTCTGGGTGCATGACCATTCGTACACGAAGCGCGGGTCGTTCCCGGCTACCGAGTTGCTGGGGAACGTGGCGTTCGATGCCACGACGGGCTGGACGGCTTCCGGGGAACTGACATTGTACGCCACTGAGGGAGAGTTGCGCCTAACCCGGACTGCGGCGACGGCTGACCAGTCCGTGTCGTACTCCCAGGTGACCGGCCTGACTAGCGGCGCGGCGTATGTGATGCGGGCGGTGATGGTGACCGGCAAGGGGAGCGAGGCGTGGGGCGTGCGGGTTGGCTCTACGGCGGGCGCAGCGACCTACATTGACAGCGGCATTCAGACGGCGAGTGGGCTGGCAGTCAAGGCGGCGACCATCGCGGCCACGACGGCTTATGCGTCCCTGTACGACTACCGGCAGGATACCGTCGCCAGCCCCATCGTGACGCGGGCTGCGGGCGACTACCAGCGGTTCGGGGCGGTGTCCTTCTCCCGGTGCATCCTCGTCAATGGAGCCTCCCAGACAGGCTCTGCGTTGGTCGTAGACGGCCTCCCGGCCTCTACCAACGGGCTGCTCCTGCCGGGGGATCAAGTCCAGGTCGGGGATGAACTCAAACTGGTGACTGCTCCGCTGAACTCAGACAGCGGCGGTAATGGGCATCTTCGGTTTGCCCCTGCCCTGCGGGAGTCGCCTGCCGACAATGCCCCGGTGATCGTTCATCGCCCGATGGGCAAGTTCCTACTGGAGAGCAACGAGAACGGCTGGGAGTCCGCGCCGGGGGTCTTCTCGTCTGCCGAGGTATCGCTAGTGGAGTCTGTTGAATGACGCGGATTGTAGCCACGGCTAACGCTACGGAGGCCGACAAGCCTTCCGTATTGATGACGGTGCTGGTTGACCTCGATTTGCCCGGCGGCCATCTGTACGTGCATGACGGCCTCGGCACGTTGACCTTTGGCGGCAACGACTATTTAGGCGTCGGGCAGTTCGGCGGGATTGATGGGAACGTGCAGGACTCGCTTACGGTGGTTGCTCGTTCCGTGAACTTGTCCCTGACTGGCGTGGACGCTGCGGTCCTGTCCTCGGCAATGGCCGGGTCATATCAGGGGCGTTCAGTCGTCATCTACTTGGGCTTCATCGACCCCGACAGCCGCGCCTTTGTTGCCACGCCGGAGACACTATGGGAGGGCCGCATTGACTACATGGAGGTCAACCTTGAGCAGGGGTCTGGCTCCATCAAGGTCAGTTGCGAACATCGCCTGCGCCGCGAGCCGCGAATTGCCAGATATACCGACGAGGATCAGCAGGTGGCTTATCCGGGCGATACCTTCTTCCACCTGTTGCCGTTCATCGCAGGCTTTAAGAGCCAGTGGGGCGACAAGACTTCGCAGTATTCGGCTGAGTCGGAAATGTGGGGCGGCGCCATCCGCGGGCTGATCCGCGATACGAGGTGGCGTTCATGAGGCACGAAGATTGGGGCAAGCGACTGCGGGAGACTGTCGAGCAATGGCGCGCCGAGCCTTTCGTCTGGGGGCAGAACGACTGCTGCATGTTCGCCGCCCGTTGTGTGGATGCCATCACCGGGTCCGAGTGGGTGGCTGATCTTCAGTCCTGCTACACGGACGAAGCCTCTGCGCGGGCTTACATTGCGGCCGAGGGCAGTATCAAGGATTCAGTTACCCGCCGTCTGGGGGAGCCTGTGCCGCGCCTGATGGCCCGGCGTGGGGATGTGTGCCTGGTCGAGACTGAGACGGGGCCGAGCCTAGCCGTCTGTGTGGGCGCATCCGTAGTGGGACCGGGAGTCGAGAGGCAGTACATGCTGCCGCTTGCGGGCGTCATTTGCGCCTGGAGGGTTGAATAATGCGCCTCTGGGGCATCGTCGCGGTTTGCTTGCTGGCATGTATCCCCGCCCTTTCGGTTGCCGACCCTATGACTATCGGCGTATGGGCGGCAAATACAGCTTACGCAGCAGGAATAACATCAATTGCTGTTGTGAATGTCATTGGTGCAATGGCCTACATGGCAACAGTAGTTGCTGTGTCCGCTGGTCTAGCCGAGATTTCAAAGCAGCTTTCCCCGACTCCAAAGATGCTGCGCGGCGTTACGCAGGAGTTCGGCGGCACGGTCGAGTCGCGCCGGATTATTTACGGCGAGGTCCGTATCTCCGGCATGAACGCCATCCCGCCAGTAGTCTCTGGCAGCGGTGGTGATTATCTCCATCAGATTCTGGTGCTGGCCGGGCATCCCGTCAGCGATATAACGGACGTTTACTTTAACCAAGTCCTGATCGAAGACGCCAATATCGGCGCGGTGACCGGCACCGACGCAGATGGCGTGGTGGGCGGCGGTGGAACCTTCGATGATCTAGCTTGGATTCGTCGCTACGACGGGTTGCAGACGACGGTGGACTACATCCTCGACCAGTCTCTCGGCTCGTCGTGGACTTCCACAGACAAGGGGCAGGGACTGGCTTATCTGGCGCTGCGCTTTGAGTACAAAAAGAAGGTCTACGGTCCTATCGGTAAACCGGAGGTATCGGCGATCGTCCACGGCATGAAGGTCTACGATCCCAGAGAGGATTCGACCAATGGTGGCTCTGGTGCGCAGCGGTACACGGACTCGACGACGTGGACCTACAGCAACCAATCCCCGCGTTGTGCCTTGCCCACTACCTCATGTCGTCACTCGGCATGGAGGAAGATCCGACTCGCATTGACTGGCTGACGGTGGCGGTGGCCGCTAACGAATGTGATGAGGTCGTGACCATTCCGACTGGATCCATTCCGGCCTCGACGACCCAAAGCCGTTACACCTGCAATATCGTTCTGGATGCTACCGACAGGTTTGAGGATAATATAGAGGCCATCTGCGACTGCATGATGGGCCATTGCTACTACACCGGGGGCAAGTGGCAGATTTACGCCGGTACTTGGTCGGCGTCGGCTTTCTCGCTGTCTGAGAATGATGTTGTCGGTGGCGTTCACATCCAGACCGAAGCGCCGCGCAATCAGAAGTACAACGCGGTGCGCGGGCAGTATTTCGACCCGTCGCGTCAGTTCCAGCCGTCCGAGTTCCAGCCGCGCACGGACTCGACTTACGAGACAGAGGACGGTGAGCGCATCTGGCGCGAGGTGATGCTGCGCGGCTGTACCAACGAGTACGAGGCGCAGCGGGCGGCAATCATCATTCTGCGCCGTTCGCGGAATACCACGACGGTTACGGCTGACTTCGGGCTATCGGCGTTCAAGGTGCGTCCGTTCGAGACTGGCACGCTGACGCTGCCCGAGATTGGATGGACAAACCAGCCGGTGCGGTGCAATTCGTGGGAGTTCCGGCCCGAGGGGACGGTGCGGTTGACGCTGACTGAGGAAGCGTCAGCTAATTGGGATGATCCTGACTTGGCCGACTACGCGGCAGTCGTCAACAGCGAGTCGCCGGTAACGTCGTCTTATATACCGCCGACACCCACCGCATTGACATCCAGCCCGGTCACGAACGGAAACTTGCTTGAGTGGACCATTGCTGAAACCGCGCCCGGCACCTACTTCGAGATCCTGCGCGAGTCAGATTCAACGCTGACGGAGCCGTATACGATCATCGCAACGACCTACGGCGATAACTACATAGACCTTGATGCCGGGTCCACGCTTTA